AAATTGTTTATGCCGACCTCTTCAGCACATTTACTACATTAGATACTGCAGTTAAATTAATGAGAAAGACTGCTAGCGATAGCAACAGCGTTGATACAGCAGACGATAACACGTACTTATTAACAAAACCTTTAACTGATGAAACAACGATTTCAGATGTAATTACAATTAGTGTTATTAAGCCCTTTACAGATGATACTCAACTTAGTGACAATAATATCTTCACTTTTAATAGGGTAGAGTCGGATAGCGTTAGTGCAAGCGAACCCCCTGGGATCGGGTACCCAGACTACACTGATGGCCTTGGTACCTCCAGTTACTTCTTAGAACAGTATACTGAAAATAGCACTACAGACGCAGCTTCATTTAGTTAACATACAAGATATCTTATATAAATATAACACAGAACTTCTTAGAGGAATAAAATATGTTCACAGAATCGATAAACGTCAAGGGTAATCTAGAAGTTATCCTTTTAGATGAAACTGGTAATCAAAAAGACTATAGAAAAGTTAACAACTTAGTAGTAGCAGTTGGTAAAGATACAATTGCATCTAGAATGGTTGGTAACACCATTGCAATTATGAGTCATATGGCTGTCGGTTCTTCCAATACGGCCGCAACAACTTCCCAGACTGCTTTGGGTGGGGAGTTGGGTAGAGTAGTTTTGGATTCAACAGCCAGAACATCTAATACAGTTACCTATATTGCAACGTTCCCGGCTGGTACAGGTACTGGGGCTATTACAGAGGCTGGTATTTTAAATGCTTCTTCTTCTGGTAATCTATTGTGCAGAACTGTATTTGGTGTTGTTACCAAAGCTGCAGGCGATACAGTGATCATTACTTGGAACGTTACAGTAGCATAACATGTCTTTTCTCTTAAAAGACGCCATCCATGGCTCGTTAGTGGATAGTGTTTATAATGAATTTTTATCGCGAAGATCTAACTATTACTATTTTATTGGTAATATAATTGAGTGGGCAAGTCCCCAGGTTCCAGAAACTCCAGAAGTTACCCAGAACTATGAGTATAATACTCGCAACGGTATTCTAAGTGTTAAGAAGATTAATTTAAGAGACGTATCTTATGTAGTGCCAAGAATAAACTGGACGACCGGTACAGTTTACGATCAGTTCGATGGTGACTACAGCGCTACTTTCCCTGCATATTCTGGCGCTACTAGTTTAAAGACAGCTAATTTTTATGTATTGACAAGTGCGTTCGGTGTATACAAATGTATATTTAATAATAATAATGCCGCATCTACAGAGGAACCTTCCGGTCAAGACATAACCACCTTTGCAACAGCTGATGGTTACATTTGGAAATACCTTTACACAATTCCTCTTTCTTCTCAGAATCGTTTTTTGACACCAGACTTTATACCAGTTCAGAGAGCAGTTACAAATGCTTATTATTCTGAAGGGGAAGTAAGTAGTGTTATTATTAATAATGCTGGGTCCGGTTATACAAGTAACGATGATGTTACATTAACTGTAACAGGTCAGTTCTTAGGATTATCTGGCAATTCAATTGCTAATTTAACACCGGTATTTAATACATCTGGTGAGTTTATCGATGTAAGAATAAAAGATGCTGGGGCTAATTATAAAACTGCATCTATTACAATTAACGATGGCGGTGGCAAGGGTACAAGCTTACTTAACAATATTAGTAATGTAAGAATATTTAACACAGGTGCTGGATATAATTCGGCTGTTATTGCTAACACTACTGCTACTATAACAACGACTGGTCTTACAAAGCCTACCTCAAATGCTTTTGCAAATTTAATATTCAGTAGTAATGCCTTAGTAGATATAGTATTAACTAATAAAGGTACAGGTTATACTACTGCGGCAAGAGCAAATACAACTATTACAATTAGTACGTCTGGTAATAGTCAACCTACATCTAATGCAACTGCTAATTTGTTTTTTGCTACATCTGCCGTTCTAACTCCTGTACTTCGAAATGGCTCTATTCATTCTGTCTTAATTGAAGACGAAGGTACAAGATACAGTTCAAACGTTAGTACTATTATTTCAGCCATTGGTGATGGTTCTGGCTTTGTAGCTACACCATTTATTAATTCAGCCGGTCAAGTTGAAGATGTTATTATTGAAAATCGCGGTACTGGTTATTCCTATATTAATTTAACTGTTGCAAGCGCAACTGGCACCGGTGCTAACATATTTGCTAATCTTTCTGTAGATGATATTGATACTTTACAGACTGTTGTTGAGCTGTCAGCTGTAAACGGAGGCATCCATGCATTTAGAGTCGGAAATGTTGGAAACGGATACTCTTATGCCAACGTTACTGTAGCAGGTGATGGCATTAATTTTACAGGTAATGCTGTAATAGTAAATAATACTATAAGCTATATTTCTGTATTGACCCCGGGCTCTGGGTACACTAATGCAAATGTAACTATAACAGGTAATGGGGCAAATGCAAATGTATCTGCCATATTATCTCCGTACAGGGGTCATGGTAGTGATCCAGTTAGAGAATTATTTGCAGATACTTTAATGTTTACCTCAACAATAAATAATGAAAAGAACCAAGGCGTTGATGTAAAGAATGATTACAGACAATTTGGTATTATTAAAGATTTAAAACAATACGATAATGAGCGAGCATTTGCCAACGTTATTGGTAGTGCATGCTTTCTCGTAACAGTTGATACTGTTAGTGGGCTTGCCCGAGATACTATATTGACTCATCTGGTCGGTACCTCTAAACGATACTTTGAAGTAGTTGAAGTAGTTCCTTTAAGTAATCAAATATTAATTCAAAACAAAAATAATCACGATGTAACAACAGGTGACGTATTAACTGACGAGACATCAGATCTAGACTATGCCATTACAGATCTGACAGTTTTACCCACCATAAATAAATTTAGCGGTGACTTATTGTATATCGATAATAGAACCTCGGTTAGTTACAGCGAACAACAATTAGTTACTCTTAGAACAGTACTCAAATTATAACATAGGTAAGAGATGGCGATTAATTTTAACACCGATCCGTACTTTGACGATTACAATGAAGCTAATGGCTTTTACCGTATTCTCTTTAAACCAGGGGTGGCTGTTCAGGCAAGAGAACTAAACCAACTACAGACAATTCTTCAAAATCAAGTTACAAAATTTGGTAATCATACCTTTAAACCTGGTTCAATGGTTATACCGGGTAATTTAGTTATTGATAAGACTCTTAACTTCGTTAAACTTTTACCTACTCACAATACAATAGATATTGATGTTCAAAATTTTATTGGTAAAGAATTACAAGGTCAAACAACTGGTATTCGCGCAAAAGTTATTCAAGTCGAAGCAGCTACTGACACCGATCCTCCAACAGTATATGTAAAGTATCTTGATTCAGGTACCAATTATACAACAACGTCATTTGCTAACTCAGAGACATTCCAGACTGTCGACGGTGGTACAACATATTATGCTACTACTATTGCTGCCTCTGCAACAGGTAAGTCTTCTGCTGCTAGTATCTCTACAGGTATCTTTTTTGTTAAAGATAGATTTGTCAGGGTAGAAGCACAGACAGTTATTTTGCAAAAATACGGTATTGTGCCAAGCTATAGAATTGGGCTTTATGTTGCCGAAGATATTATTAACAGTGAGGATGATGAGTCCTTACTAGATCCAGCTATTAGTACATTTAATTACTTTGCACCTGGTGCCGATAGATATCGAATTATACTTGTATTATCTAAACGGCTACTAAGCGATAGTGTGACTTCAGATAGTTTTATTGAACTCAGTAGAATTGAGAATGGTGAAGTAGTCTCTATTACCGACAAACCTGGCTATAATGTTCTTGCCGATGAGTTGGCTAGAAGAACATATGATGAATCTGGCGACTATACAGTCAAGCCTTTTAATTTAAAAATTATTGAGCACTTAAAAGATGTTAACCACCCAGATGGTTATTTAACTAGTAACCAGGGCGGCACAGGTAATTTTGGTATTGCAGTTATTAGCCCAGGTAAGAGTTATGTTAAGGGTTACGAAGTAAGTACTGTTTCAAATACCTACCTACCTTTTAACAAACCTAGAGATTCTGCCAACGTAACAAACGCAGTAGTCAGAACACCTATAGGTAATTACCTTAACGTTTCCAATACATTCGGTATTCCTAACTTTACATCAGATCTTAGCACAGTTAATTTGTATAACAAATATACAAACGCAAAAGGATCTTCTAACGGTACATTGGTTGGAAATGCAAGGTTTAGAGGATACGAGACCGGAACTGGTAACGT